CAAATTAAGGATTACCCCAATCAGGTACCTTTTTCCATATCCGTTTTGAGATTAAATGTAGATAGACGGCTCGTCGGATTCAAGCCTTCTACCCATAAGATCATAATTTGTTAGAACATCACAAATATGTTGTAATCTATGAGACAATAATACATCAAGAAATTTTTCTTTTTCCAAATCGTATCGGGTTCTCCCAAAGAAAAAATATTCACGCATTGCGCTATCAATATTTTCTCTGAGTGCTTTGTCATGAGGCACAGTCTTAGAATGAAACATAGGCTCCTCTCTAATAGTGTTCTCATCTAGCGTTGCACGCCAGCGACCCTCAACTCTTTGCAATTTCCTCTTTAATATTGTCACATCGCATAAAGCATCACATAATTTTCCAACCTTTAATTCCTCCTTAAAACAAGATGTATATTTATGCTCAAATACTCCCATTAATAATCGCGATAACGTATCGTAATTAAAATACGGTAATATTGCATCACTTACACTTATAATATGATCGTCACCATAAAAGAAACCAACAAAGTTTCTTTCAAACGCTTCATTAAATTGAAACGTTATTGGGACCAATTTCATATAACAAATGTACATCATATACATATTGTAAAGCGTATTCAATATGGACGTTAATGGATGACCCGAAGGCATACCTCTGTTCAGCGCATAAACCACGTTTTTACAAACATGAATTGAATTTATTAGATCACTAAATAAAACATATAAAACTGTTTCATACTCGTGATCGAAATTTTCAACAAATTTCCTAAACCATGGTATAACTACGCCTTCAAATAACGACCACATCAAATCAGATCTAACATCACTATCCCATTTTTTGAAATCACCTGCTAGTACATTTTTGTGTACGCCCAACCTATTTGCTAAATAAGCAGGATCGTCACCAGCGGGTTTGAATCCTATCAAAGACCCAGATTTCAAATAATTTTCATGGAAAAAAGCCATAAATGGACCAAAATATTGTCGACACAATACAACATAATCAACCTGCGGATAGGCAAAAACGCGAGTATTTCCCGATTGCACTTTTGCCAAAGTACGTTTTTCGTCTTTTAGTGTATCCTTATACAACATAGACTTCCGTATTTTTTGCTTCGCAAGTTTTTCACGGTCTAACACCTCATTTCTCAATTCGTCACTTATAAACAAATTGTTCATAACGTAACAACCATCAATATGCGCATGTTTACCCGTTTTGTTGTATTTATTCCAACCATATCCTAGGCCAGTGGATTTATTTATTGGTTTGAAAAAACCCTCAGATTCTTCCACCCCAAAACAAGCCTGCTCCAAAGAAAATTTTTTCCGTTGATATATTTTAGGATAATCGGTTTTGGACACAAAATAATTAAAGAAATCAGATTCATAACCCTTAAGATCAAACAACAAATCATTTTTATTTCCCTCACTTTTGAGAATTCCT